ATGAGACTGAATTTAAAGTTTTTGGAGAATACACAGATTATTGTAAGTTTCAAGAATTTTATAAAAACTTGTACGGAATTAAACAACACACAAAGTTAATTCAAGACATTGAAGATACTTGCCAGGAGGCAATTCATCAGAGATACCCAAAAGAATTTAATAATTTAACTTTGGAGGATAATAAAGAAATGTTAATCGAATTAATTGGTTATGATAAAAAAACAAAATCCTGGAACGAATCAGATAAAAAAACACTAAACCTTAAAGAGATCAAAATGGGAGAAGATATAAAAGTATATTTTACTTCAAAATATTGGGTAAGATGGATTTTAAAAACTATACCTGGATATGAAACACGCATAAAAACTTTTGTATGGAACGATAAAAAAACTCAAGGAGTAGAAATACACGATGTTTTAAACTTAATAGAAAACAATTAACACAATAGATATGACAGTAAACGAATTAATACAATTGTTAAGTAAATATAACAACAAAGATATAGAGGTAAACTTGAAGTTAATACCTAATGATGGAACTGAAGATGATGGCGACCTAAACGACATTGATATAAAATGTGTAGGAGAAATTTATATGGGCGGTTTAGATAGCGATATTCCTTTTGTAGAGATAGGCTTTCAAGAAAACAATTAACACAATAGATATGAAAGTAAAAATACAACAAAGACAAATCTACCATAAATTTGCTGAGATAGAAATTGAAGTTGATGAAGATGAATTTGATCATTATAGATTAGACAATGGCAAATACACAAGCATAAATGAATTTATAATCTACAAGGAACAAGATTGGATTGATGATATTGAAAATAAGTTAAACGAATCTGAATTTGTTTTGGGTAATGGAGTAGATGATCTAAAAGGAATGAATGAACCAAAATCAGAATCAGAATGGAGATATGAATGCGAAGAATTAAAAACAAGCGGACACTTATGAAAACACGAGGAAATTATACTATAGAAGAAGATAACTATGATCTAAATATTTCTTATGAATATTATTGGGACGATGGAGATCACGAAAATGCTCCAGAGAATGATTTAGAAATCCTGGAAGTAGAATTAAACGGAGTAGATATAACAGACTTTTTTTGGGATTGGGTAAACGATGATCTCAATACCAGGGTATGGGAATACGCTCAAGAAAATAAACATAATTAAATTAAATAAAAATGGCATACGCGGAAACACAAAAAGACAGAGACTTCAATAGGATAACCGATTTAATGGGAGACTATATAGAAGCAAAAGGAGAAGTAAATAAACTAAAAGCTAAATTAGATTGGTTTAATAGCTTTGTAGACTTTATTCAATGTATTGATAACGGAATTTATAACCAGGCTTGTATATGGGCTGATAAAATAGAAAAAGATGGGATATAGAAGCAAGGTAATAATAGGGATACCAAAAGAAGAAAAAGAAAATTTATTTAAACTAAAAAACGGAGACAAACGAAATGTTTTTGAAGACTTGTTTTCTTTACAATTAGAAAACTCTGAAGGAATGTTGATCTATGAAAGTAATTTTGAGTTAAAATGGTACGATGGATATAATGATGTTAAGTTAATTACTGATTTTTTAAATGATTTAGAGGAGCGAGAAAAGAAAGTTTTTGCCGTAGCAATAGGGGAAGACCAGGTAATACATTCAGAAATAGGAGATTATTTTGACTATGTAGAAATATATTTGTCTGTAAGTTATTTTGAATAACATTAGTTTTTATGACTATTTTATACTATATTTGTGAACTTAGTCTAATTTAAATATAATCAAATCATGCACAAAACTTTAAGAGAATTATTTCTTTCATTCGATCCTAATTACAATAAAGACGATGAAGAAACCCAGGAAGCAATCAACGAATTAGAAGTTATCGAAGATGACGAATATCCTTTAGGTATTTAGTTATGAGTAAATATGAAAGAAACTTAAAACTTGTAGTCTGGTCATTCCTGGGTATAATTTCTATATTGGTTGCGCTTCAGATTTACAGATTTATAATTTGGATACTAACATTTTAATATAATCAAATGGCAATAAATAGACAACATTGGACTGAAACAACTACAGACGATAAAACAATTGTTTCCGTTGATACCCCATCTTATTACGATGGGGAAAATAATTATACTGCTATCGAAGTAGTAAATAACTTTAATTTAACATACAACTTAGGAACTGCTTGTACTTATATATTAAGAGCATATAAGAAACACGATCTACCTAACGAGGATATTCAAAAAGCGATAGATCATTTGCAATTTGAATTAAACAAACTAAAAAAGTAAGATGAAGAAAGAAATATTTGATGATTACGCTACTGCGGTAGCCAAAAGGTTTCATTTAACTTTAGATGAAATGTTTACTTCCTCCAGGAGACAAGACCTGGTTGATGCAAGACAGATGTTGTACTATTTATGTATGGAAAGACCAATTAGAATATCTTATATTCAAAGGTTTTTAGAGACTTATAACTTTAAAGTTACTCACTCCACCATTATTCATGGGTACAATAAAGCTAAAGAGTCTATGAAAAATGATACAGATGTTACAAATTTAATAAACGACATATTAAAGTCAACCAATGTATAGCTTAATAGAAATACTAAACCAGGCTACTAACCAAAACAATTCAGTGGTAAACATTCAGCCAATTGGTTATAATGTTATAAATATGGGCGTTAAAATTCAACAATTTAATGAACGAATCGAAATACTTAACACCACAAAGGGAGGATCTTATTACAAAGAATGTAATGATAATGAATACTCCTACTTTACAGAAAATGGCTGGAAAATAGGTTGTGTAAAATTAAGCATACAAAATTGTTTATATAAACTAAAACTCATAGAGAATAAAATTAAAACTGAAGTGAATACTCGAAAAAACGATAAGCATATTCAGAACTTAAAAAATAAAAGAGAATTAGCTTTGTGTAAACACGCGGAACTACAACTTAAATTAAAATCAATCTTAAATTAAATAAAATGAGCAAAACAGAAAACAATTACTTTAAAGATTTGGTTGCAAAAGATGTAACTAAACACGTTAAAAAGAAGGGTAACTTTAGTTACTTATCCTGGGCAATTGCCTGGAACTATCTAAAACAAGAAGACGAGAATGCACAAAGAATTGTGTATGAAGCTCCAGAGACTGGGTTGAATTGGTTTTCAGATGGAATGACTGGGTATGTTAAAGTAGGTATCGTAGTAAAAGATATAGAGCATATTGATTATCTTCCAATTAAAGATTTTAGACATAAGTCTTTAACAGTAGATAAAATAACATCTATGGATGTAAATACTGCAATACAAAGATCTACGGCAAAAGCTATTGCAATGCATGGTTTAGGATTAAACCTATACGCCAATGAAGATACTTTAATCATTCCAGAGTTTGAAGAAACAAAAAAGACAGTAACAACTACAAAGGAAAAAACACAAACATTAATAACTCTTGATATTGGAGATATGAATTGGTCAAAAGTGTTGACTTATGTTGCTAAAAATAAAGCGTTAGGCTTGGAGGAAATTACCGAAAGATTAAAAGCTAAATATAGTATCAAAGCGACAGTAAAAAAAGAATTAGCTAAATCTATAAAAGATGACTAAAGCAGATATACTTAAAAACCTGGAGGACGATGCTAAATACTATGGAGATTTTGGTAAACAATATTTATCAAACTCTGATATAGGTAAGCTACTGAAGAACCCAACACAATTTCGTGTAAATAATGAGTTTACAAAACCAATGCTTGAGGGTAGATACTTTCATACTAAAATATTAGAGCCTCATAAAGTAAAAGACTTCCAGGAGGTAGATGCATCAACAAGATCAACTGCTAAATACAAGGATGCGTTAGCTGACTCGAAAGAAGAAATGTTGTTACTAACAAAAGAAAGGGAACACCTGGATTTTTTATGCACAAAAATGACTTCAAATATGGAGATGTTTGATTTAATTTATGAAGATGGTAATGAGTTTGAAATTCCAGAGATTCAAAAAATAATGAATTTAGATTGGAAAGGAAAGGCGGATATTTTAAACCATAAAAGTAATTTAATAATTGATATTAAGACAAGCGGAGACATTGATAAATTTATGTACTCAGCTAAAACTTATAATTACGATAGCCAGGCATATATATACCAAAGATTATTTGGTAAGCCTTTAATTTTTTTAGTAATAGATAAGAAAACTGCAAGATTAGGTATTTTTGAATGCTCCCCAACATTTATACAAGGTGGCCAGGAGAAAGTAGAACAAGCGGTTGAAGTTTATCATAAATATTTTAGTAATGAAGCAACTGAAGATATTAATTCATACATACATAGGCAGATTTTATAATCAGTTTAAGTTAACACCAATAAAAACTATTATGTGGATAGAAGTTCCAATGTCTTGTAATAGTGTAGATAATAAAAATGATATTATAATCTCTACAATTAACCACATGGAGCAAACAATTAAAATAATAAAGAAATGAGTGAAGTAAAAGACAAAATTTATGTAGGAAGTGGAAAAGAAAAATTCCAAGGAGACCAGGTCGCAGTATCTGTATGTTTATCAGATCTTCCAAAAGATTGGATTTTTGAGTATAACAATAAGAAGTATGTTAAACTTATAGTTCAGAAAAAAAGAGAGGTTGACCAATATGGTAAGACACATTATGTAGCTATTGATACATTTAAACCAGAGCAAAAGGTAGAAACACCAATTGCAACACCTCAAGCTACAGAAGATCCTGATCTTCCATTTTAACCACACAACACAAAAACCCTGGGGAGTTAACGCTCCCCTTTTTTTTACCTTTACAAATGACGAATGACAGAAATAAGACTATATTTATAGACTTATAGAAATTATTAAAAAAAATATATTCTTTATATATACTTTTATTATATATTATTGACATTATTGACATAATAATATATAAATAACTAATAAAGAGATAGTTAAGTAAAATTAAATCAACATTAAATCAACATATAATGGACATTACCATATTCAAAGATATAAAACAAACCTCTCAACCCTTCTATAGAAACATAAATTTAGTTTTAAAACGTATCCAAGATGGTGCTTCAAAAGATATTGTCAAAAAAATACGTGCCGAAAAAGATAAGAGCAATAGAAACATATTAAAACAAAAACTACCAGCAATTTGTTTTAGTGGAACATTTACAAAGAGAAGTGATAAGGCTATAAAAGAGCATAGTGGTTTAATCTGTTTAGATTTTGATGGATACAAAAATGATAAAGAGTTACTCCAGGAAAAAGAAAGACTATCTAAGAACAAATATATTTATGCAGTTTTTATTTCACCAAGTGGGAATGGATTAAAAGCGTTAGTAAAAATACCTCCAATTTCAGAGAATCATAAAAGCTACTTTTTAAGCCTTCAAAAATATTTAGATAGCGAATACTTTGACAAGACATCTAAAAACATCTCACGCGTTTGCTATGAGTCTTACGATCCATTAATTCACATCAATGCTCAATCAAGTTTATGGGATAGAATTGAAGAGCAAGAATACACAGAGGTAAATAAATATGTAGACATTCCTACAATACCAGTTACTGACGAAAATAAGATAGTAGATATTCTTATAAAGTGGTGGACTAAAAAATACCCAATGAATGAGGGAGAGAGAAACAATAATACTTATGTTTTAGCTTCTGCGCTTAATGACTTCGGAGTATATCAATCATTAGCTGAATCTGTTTTAAGTAATTACGAAACTAAAAGTTTTACAAGGTCAGAAATTAAAAGAACAATAGATAGCGCATACGCACAGAAACATAACTTTGGTACAAAGTATTATGAAGACGAAGATAAGGTTAACAACCTAAGAATGAAGCTAAAACGTGGAGTGCCAAAAAAAGAAATTAGATCTCAACTCCAGGAGTCAGATATTGAGGTTGCAACCATTGATAATGTATTGGCTCGTTTAGATGAAGAAAATGCAAACAATCAGTTTTGGACAAAAAACGACAAAGGAGTTATAAAAATAGTTCATATACTTTTTAAGCAGTTCCTGGAAGAGAATGGATTTTATAAATTCAATCCAGAGGGTAGTAAGAATTATGTATTCGTAAAAGTTACAAATAACCTAATAGACCACACATCTGAAAAAGAAATTAAAGATTTTATTTTAAATTATCTTTTAGAGGTTGATGATTTAAGTGTTTATAATTATTTCGCAGAGCATACGCGGTACTTTAGGGAGGAGTTTTTAACTCTATTATCTTCTATTGCAGTTTATTTTATAGAAGATACAAAAGATAGCGCATACTTGTATTACAAAAATTGTGCAGTTAAAGTAACAAACGACCAGGTAACAAGAATTGATTACTTAGATCTTGGTGGATATGTATGGAAAGACCACGTAATTGATAGAACGTTTAATGAATGCGATGGAAATAGTTGTGATTACCAGCAATTTGTATCAAACATCTGCGGTAAAGATGACCAAAGAGTAAACTCTATGAGGTCTACAATTGGGTATTTACTACACGCGTGGAAAAACTTATCTTATTGCCCAGCAGTTATATTGAATGATGAGGTAATATCAGACAACCCTGAAGGGGGGACAGGGAAAGGCATTTTTATGAACGCTCTATCACATATGAAAAAATTAGTGTTTATAGATGGTAAATCTTTTAATTTTGAGAAAAGTTTTGCTTACCAAACTGTAAGTGTTGATACTCAAATACTTTGTTTTGATGATGTTAAAAAACACTTTGATTTTGAAAGATTATTTAGTGTAGTTACTGAAGGATTAACCTTGGAGAAAAAGAACAAGGACGCTATTAAGATTCCATTTAGTAAATCTCCAAAAGTAACCATAACAACTAACTACGCAATTAAAGGAAAAGGATCTTCTTTTGAAAGAAGAAAATGGGAATTAGAGTTAGCGCAACATTACACTAAAGACTTTACTCCGCTTATGGAGTTTGGTAAATTAATGTTTGGAGAATGGGGTGATGATGAATGGTGTCAGTTTGATAATTATATGATTGAATGTGTACAAACATATATGAATCATGGCTTAATAAAATCTAAGTTTGTAAACTTAAAAACCAGGCAATTATCTGCTGAAACTTGCCATGAATTTTTAGAATGGAGTGGAGAAATTGGTGGAGGTAGTCAACACGAAAAGTTAAGGCAAGCTGGTAGGATATATAAAAGTGATTTGTATTTAGATTTTGTAGAAGATAATCCTGATTTTGCTCCAAAGTCTAAGTTTACAGTATCAAGAACTAAGTTTTATAAGTGGTTATCTGCATACTCAGTTTATAAATATAACTGTAAACCTGAAGAAGACAGAGATTCAGTTGGTAGGTGGATAAGATTCAGAAGTAAGCATGAATTAGAAAAAAATGGTTTAATAGATTTTTAATATGGAATTTAGAGACTATCAATTAGAAGTAATGAATAAGGCTAAACCTCTGTTGCAAAAAGATAAATTTGTTTATCTTGCCATGGAGGTAAGGACTGGTAAGACTCTCACGAGCTTGGGTGTAAGTGAGCTTTTGCCAGTTTCAAACCTTTTATTTATAACTAAAAAGAAAGCTATAACCAGTATTGAAGATGATTATAAACTGCTTAACCCTTCTTACAGTATTACTGTTATTAACTACGAATCACTACACAAAATAGACCAAAAAGGTTGGGATATGGTGGTATGTGATGAAGCTCATGGAATGGGTGCGTTTCCGAAAAGAAACAAACGATCCACACAAGTGCGTTCTTTGATCTTAGAAAACAATCCATTTGTTATATTCTTATCTGGTACTCCTACACCAGAATCTTACAGTCAAATGTACCATCAAGTTTCCGTAATGCTTAACCATCCTTTTAGTGAGTATAAAACTTTCTATAAGTTTGCTAAAAAATACGTAAACATCAAGCAAAGAAAAATCAATTCTTTTATGATAAACGATTACTCTAATGGCTTACAAACTATTATTGATGAAATGAAACCTCATACAATATCTTACACGCAAAAAGAAGCTGGGTTTAAAGTAAAAACCAGGGAGCATATATTAGAAGTTGAAATGAGTCCAATAACATATCAGTTAACTAATAAGTTAAAAAAACATTTAGTTGTTGAAGGTGCTGATGATGTGATATTGGCAGATACACCAGTAAAATTAATGATGAAGTTGCACCAAATGTATTCTGGAACTGTGAAGTTTGAGTCTGGAAACTCTATGATTCTGGATTTAAGTAAAGCGCAGTTTATACACGATAATTTTGCTGATGCAAAAATAGGAATATTTTATAAGTTTAAGGAAGAGCTTAATGCATTGAAAGAAATTTATGGAGATCAGTTATGTACTGATTTAAGTACGTTTAATGAAACTAATAAAACCATAGCTTTACAAATTGTAAGTGGTAGAGAAGGAATTAGTTTGCGTAAAGCTGATGCTCTTGTTTATTATAATATAGATTTTTCAGCTACCAGTTACTGGCAGTCCAGGGATCGTATGACAACCAAAGAAAGATTAGAGAGTGATGTGTACTGGATATTTTCTCGCGGAGGAATTGAAGCTGACATATACAAGGCCGTTATAAAGAAAAAGGATTATACCTTGAGGCACTTTAAAAGAGATTTATTAACTTTAAATTAAATATATTATGCCATCAGGAGTTTACAAAAGAACGTTAAAAACACCAAAAGAAATTGATTTTGATAAAATACTACAATTAGTATTAGATGGGTGGACTATAGAAAATGCTATATTTAGTTGTGGAGAAAAGTCTACTGCATACTTTTATCGAAATATTACTAAAGAACAAAAAAACCAAATATATAGAGCAAAAATGCTACACTCTCAACACAAAAGGTATTAATGACAGAACAACAGATACAAAACAAAAGAATTAAGGAGCTTGAAGCAGAGGGTTATTATGTTATTAAATTAAAACTAACTAATAAGAATGGAATACCAGACTTACTCGCTCTACCTCGTGGATGTGATGTTTTATTTTCAGAAATAAAAAAACCAAAGGGAGTATTGTCAGAGCTACAGAAGTATAGATTAAAAGAATTAGAAAAGCATGGATTTAAAACAGAAGTATATAAAGGATAACGGATACGATGTGTATGATGAATATTTAGAAGCTTTAGATCAGATAGACTTTGGTCTTTCTTTAGATATATCTAAGTATATAGATGAAAACGTTAAATACACACCAGTAAATAATTTTATATCACAAATTGTAGGTGGTGTAGTAAAATATAAAGGAGAGTATATTTATTTCGCTTTAGAAATAATAAGAACTGAAGGATCTTTTTTAATGTTATCTGATTTAAAAACAATAACATCAGATGAATATCTGGATTTAATTAATTTAAATTTATATATAAAATGAACCATGACAATAAAACCATAAACAATATTATATCAATTATAGACGAAGAGTTAAGTGTTAATCTAAAAAAAAATACAAAAAAAAGAACAAGAATTTATGTGTTTGGAAGAGCTTTGTTGTACAACATTTTAAGAAAACATTTAAAAATGACGCTTGAAGATATCGCAAAAGTTTTAAACAAAAATCACGCAACAGTTCTACATAGCTTAAAACAGCTACCTTTCTTGTTAAAGTTTGATTCAACACTGGCGCATAAGCACAATAATGTTATGTATTTTTGGTTGGGAAATGTTAATAACTCAGTCGAATTATCTGATGAAGAGTTAAAAACAAGGATAAAACTCCTGATAAATGAAAATAAAATGTTAAATTTGAAAGTAGAGGGATTAAATACCGAACTTTCAAACTACAAAGGAAAGTATCACAAATACTTAGAAGTAAGCCAAGAATGGGGTTTTAGAGTTGGAAATGATAGGTTTGACGAATTTAAGAAAAAAGTAAATACTTTATTAAATGGAATGTAAATATACAAATCTATAGATTAATGGCAACACCAATTTCAGCTGATGACATTCAAGCTATTAACCATATAAACTACGTTTCTAATAGTATGCATGAACTTACTGATGAGCTTTATGAAGACCTAATGGATAGAGACCATGAACAAGCTAAATTAAAAGCCAAAAACATTATTAATATAATGAATGAATTAATAAAATCTTTATCTGATGAAATCTAAAGACGATAAACCCTCTATAATTATAGAAATACTAAGGTTAAAAAAACTCCCTCAATCTGCTAAAGTACTTTTAAAAATAAAAAAACTACAACAAATGTTATGAATAAAACAATAGCCACAGAACTACAACAATTTTGCCAGACAATTGCCGATAGATACTCTAATGTAAACAGAGTTGGAAATGTAAATAACGAAACTTTTTCTGTTGAAGAAGTCATACCAACATCAGATCACACTGCTTGCGTAAATTTTGTAAAAACTGGTGGTAAAGTTGCGGTAGCTTTTTTTTATTACATAAACAAAGGAAGATCAAAAGGATGGAAATACTTTTTTCCAACAGACTCACACGTAAATGGATTTCAAGCTTTTTTATATTATAAGCTGGAAGCAGAACGTAAAAATTATTCTAAGAACTTTTAGCCTTACACTTTGCCCAGTGTATCTCTGCACACTTTTCATAATCCTCCCTGGCTTCAAAATATAGTCTTACTAAATCGTAAACATCGTCATCCATTACAACTAAAGGTATTGATGGATTAAAAACTAAAAACAAATCACTTCCATCGTTCAACATATCTTTATATGTTTTCTTGCCAGTTAAAATCTGGTAACTATTAATCATACACATATGTTCATTGAAGCTCATTGATTTATTTTTTATTAATCATCTACGAAGGCATCTTCATCATCATCTCCTTGAAATTCATTATCAAACTCTTTTTTTTCAGCCTTATCTTTCCTAAGTTCATACCTATACTCTTCTGGATCATCCACTTTTAAAAACTCCATATATTCCTTACGTTCCTTTCTTGCTTTTGCCTCTCTTCTCTCTATAACTCCATCTTCAAACATATCCTTCATAACAATTCTTCTTACGTCCTTGTAAAATGGAATAAGTCCCATGTTTCCTAAAGATTCTAAAGTCATTCTACTTGTAAGTTCGTCCATGTTTTTATCACGACTTTCCTTGGTTTTATTGTTTTGAGATCTATATAATAAAGCTACACTACGCTCAACAGTATTTAATATCGGCCCCATTGGCCCAGCAAATATTTTTGCCATAGTGGCAATAAAACCTTTCTTAGCAATATCATCTTCATTAAACTGAGAGTAACTTATTGAATGTTTAAAAGGATCGTAATCTCCTTCTCTAAAGTCACCAAGCATTAATTCATTAAATTTCTCAATACCATATGAAGGTAAAAGGTTAGGAACATTACCTATACTTCTACGCGTCATTAATTGCAACATAGTCCCAACAGTCTGACGCATAATAATATCTTCAATATCAGACTCATCCTCTTCAACCTCTGCGTTGCTGAAAAGTTCATCAAAGCCTTGTGAGAAAACACCATACAAAATAGGATACATGGTCATCCTTGCTGTTGCGGCAAGCAAAACTGCGGATGCTTGAGTCCTGGACATATCACCGCTTCTATATAACGCTCCAATAGCATTACGAACAGTACCATATTCAAACAAACTAAAACTTGCCATGAATTTATTCACAGTTCGATACATATTAGATATATTACCAGAAGATTCACCAACTGATCTACTTTGATTTTTAATAACTCCTTTAAATGGATTATTTGAACTACTAATCATAGTACCCATTTGATCAGCCTTACGAGTAGATCTCTCTACTGCTTTCTTATATTCTTTCTTAATACTACCATCTTCATTCTGAATCTTAGAAGTTCCTTCTCCAATAGCCTCCATATCTTTTTTAGAAAGATCTATACCTGTATCACTTTTAAATGTTTGAGAAAAAGTACCATACCACATTGGTATTGATAACGCTTTATCTGGAGCTTGTATCATTCCTGATGCCAAAGTATCTATAGCGCCAACAGTTTGTTTTGGCCCTAACTTTAAAAGCTGGCCAATAACATTCATAAAAGCACCCCTTGCTCTTTGTGATTTTGGAGATGTCTGAGCAAAATTACTCATATCTGTCATACGAGAAGATATACTCTTAGGATCAAAAAGCTTTGTTGTTTCTGTAGAGCCTAATGCATTTAATATATCTGCTCCTTTTTTCCTTCCTAAAAAAGAAAGAGTAGCGTATTTAGTAAAACCTCGAGCTGCTGCTTTTGGATTAGCGGCTATGTAATTCATGTTTGAAACAAGCTCTGCACCCATCCTTGGCAAAGATGCTAATATAGCCTGATAAGCAGTTCTCTTAACTTT